TATTTGGGTGTAAATTGGGTGTAAGCTCTACAGCTATCTGTGGTTGACTTGAATTATCTTATATTATATAAAGGTAAGGTGAGCCTAGATTAGAGAAGCATAGACAATGCTAGACGTAGGAGTTCACTCATTCGAATCTCGTAGGGATCACCACACTTTCCCTTGATTTTATTGAGTTTATTTAATGCCTATGTATGCTGGGTGTAAATTGGGTGTAAATGTTACTTTTGTAAATATTGAATCCTTACGAGAATTAATTTACACCTTAACGTCAATACACTTGACTTTTATAGTCAAGGCTCTCATATTATAAATATAACTATGAGGTGTATAATGTTACAAAATAAAAAAATATCTTTAGAAAAGAGTAAACAAAAGCAAGGCAAAGCTTGTTATCTTTTAGATCTTAGAAATGTAGGTGGAGCTAGAAAGTTCTATCATACTAAGCAAGAAGCTGAACAAGCTTTGATTAAAGTTAAAGAATTAAATGATAAACATTTACAAGAAAGCCACACCTGGACAATCAAAGATTTACTTGGTCCATTTCCAGATGATGAGATGCGAACTGATTGGGATGATAGGATTAAGAACAATGATCCACTCAGACATTTTTACTGGGAAGAATATACCAGGATGAAAAAAGGAAAGCCATTACCGCAATACTTTGATTCATACAAAAAAGTTTTTGAAAGTTTTTTACAAATAAAAATTGGTATGGCTACTGTCGCAGATCTTAAAGTTAGCGATCTAACTGCTCAACATTGTAAGACTTACATTATCCCAGCATTAGAAAACTCTGGTAAAAAAGGTAAGAGAAGTTACAAGACTTTGGTTGCTATGAGATCCATGTTTAACAAACTTATGAAACACGCTAAAGTTTGTGGCTGCATTAGAGAAAATCCTATGTCTGATATTGTTATTGAAAGACCTTTCAATGATGACCTGGAGAACAAGCCGCAAAAGGAAAAGTTATCTACAGATTTTATACATGATATAGAAAAGCTTTTACCTAAGTCTGTAGTCCTGGCATATAAGTTTGCTTGTTCAACTGGATTAAGAGCTGGTGAGCAAAGAGCTTTGACCTGGGAAGATATAGATTTTAAAATGTTTGAGGTTACAGTTAACAAGGCTGCTAAGATAAAAGTTGAGGGCGGTGTTGGTAGAGTTAAAACCAGGACATCTAACAGAACTGTGCCAATTAAAAATACTTTGATGAGGGAGCTGCAAGAACTTTATATAAAGCAAGGCAGACCAGCTCAAACTGATTTAGTGTTTGGAACTAAGTATAATACAATGGTTAATACATCAACCTGGCGTGAGCAGCTGCAAAAAGTTGTTAGGCAGCTTAGCAATAAGAACTTAACCTGGCATGATCTAAGGCATTACTATGCGAGTAAGATGCTAGAGTTTTATGGCAATGATGTTTGGACTGTATCAAATCTTATGGGCCATAGTGACATTGCCATTACTCAAAGAACTTATGGTCATTGGATGCAAGACTTAGCTAGAAAGCAAAAGCTGCAAAACGATATGTCACAAATCAACTTCTAACTATCTGGATAAAGCTCTACAACATTGTCTATATTTTGTAGAGCTTTTTTTAATGTTTCCTCAGATCCCATAAAATCCTCTAAAGTTTTCCTGGTAACATAAAACCTACCTCGATCTGTTATGCTATTTATAGCGCCATCTTTAACCATCCTATTAACTCTAGCGTATTCAGATCCTTTACGTTTACATGGTCCAAATAATATTTGAGTTGTTTCTATAAGGTTAAACAAAGCTTTATTATAAACTGTCAAAACCATTTACTTCTCCATTCTTTACTGCTTCAAAATTATCTGTAGGATTTGAATCATAACGAAGCTCGTTACAAAATGCTCTTGCCCTGGATATATTCATTTTGCTGTCGGCTTCTTGCAGCTGAAAAGATAATTCCATTCCAAGATTTTTTATTTGTTTATGAATATCCTCAATACTTTTTTGTTGTTCTGGTGTAGGTGGAAAAGGTCTGTTAGATGATTCATCCCAGCCATTATCAAAGTTTAACCAGATACTAACTTTGACTTGTTGCCCTGGATTATCTTCTGAACTTGATACTGGTCTGTTAAATTTTACTTTGGTATTAGAAAACTGCGGCGCATTTCCCATTTGTTTCTCCTTTAGGTTGTTAGTGATTGTAATTTCTTGGTGTAGTGTTCTTCTATTTCGCCATACATTCTAGGCACAGCTATTTTCATGCTTTTAAGAACATCCTTTTGTTTGTTAAACCAATAAGCGCACATACTTTGGGATGGTAATTGACTTATGTTTTTCATATAAGTTTGATGTATCTTTTCCCACTCAGCTATTTTATCTGGATCTGTTTCTCTAGCTAAATATTTTCCATCAGCTATATCGCTACGATCTTGTCCAGTTTGTTTTATAGTTTCATCCAAGGTAGGTTTTTTTGTTTCTGCTTTAGGTTTTTCTTTGTTTTCATCAATATTCTTTTCATTGTTTTGTGCTTTATCTATTTCATTAACTGAAGCATATTGACCGCCATGTAATCCCAGGCTTGCTAAAGCTCTACCTATTGCAGACGTTTCGCAGTTTTCTATAGCTGAAGTTTTATTAACCAGGGAACTACCTCTTATTTCTTCTGCATATCCCTCGCCAACTGCTATTTCTTTATTTGATAAATCATAAACTTGAGCTTTGATAACAACTCTTTTTTCATTATCGACAACTATGTTAGTTGTAATCCCATACTTCAATCCAAAGTGTGTTCTAAAAGCTTCAACTCTTTTAGCAACTTCTGTATATTTCTTGCCGCCTTTTTGTGTTACGCCATGTGATTGATTAAGATCATTCACAGCAGCCATTACATCTTTTAATTCACTCATCATTCATCTCCGCAACTTGTTTGCCTTTGCTTGTAATTAACCAGGACAGCTCATACGATCCTCTGGCGTTCTTTCTTTTCTCGCCTGGTGTAATTAATCCATACTCATTTAGTTCTGTGATCCTGGGCCTTACCGATACAATGTAACCATCAATGTCATTAACAATTTCAGATCCAGTTTTACCTCTAGTCCATCCAGCGCTTGCTATTGATTTAAGGACTCTCAAGCGCATCTTTTTAACTTTAGGAAGTATGAACTCCAAAGCTAGTTGCTCAGTTTCCCTGGCGTGTTTATGTATGTTTGGTGGTGTTTCTAATATATCTATCATCTACATAGCTCCTGGAAAAAGAATGGCTAAAAACCAAATTAAAAAATAAAAAAATGCGAATAGACTGATACATCCAATAAGTTCACCTATCCACAGCCAAGGATCTTTCACTTGATCCCCCATAGTGTTTTAGCTTCTTCAATAATGACTGGTGGTTCAGACCAGCAGATATTGGTGAAGTCTGGTTCTATTAATTTAAATAAATGTTTTTTATCTTGAGCTACTTTAAGTAGTTCTTCAGTCGCTTTATGTGACCTGGTTATAGTTTGTACTATATCGGTTAAGTTATCATCTTGCAGCTCTGGCGTGTTGTCCTGGTCAAAGATCTTATAGTCTGAAGCGTTAGCGTAAACTAAGAAAGGCGGTAGGCCGCCATTACACGCCCAGAAACCAGCAACTTGATATAAGGCGGCTTGTTCAAAAGGACCAGTTAATGTTTTAGGTAAGCTTGCAGCTGCAAAACCAGACTTAGATGTTTTAGATAACCTAGACCACTTAGTCTTAAGATCTCCACGCCTATTGTAATCTGGCCTGGTGTTGTGTGGCAGCTCGCATCCAATTAAATTTTTTATATATTCTATCTCGCCAACTATCTGATTATCTTTTTGCATAGCTTCACGAAGTCCAGCCACAGCGTTTTTTGTTACCGCTTCAATCTCATCTATGTATTTAATTTTTTTATCTGCATCAGATCCATTATCCCAGGTGCGAGGTTTAAATTTATTATAGGACTGAATGGCCTGGTCTATGGCTACTCCAGGATCTACTTCATCTATGAGTATAGCATCAGTCGCTTCTTGGACTGTACGACCACCGCACATAGCAGCGTTATCTTGTCCATTAAGCTTGGAATCAAACTTTTCAATCACAGACCAGGCACGATCTCTAAGATGCTTTTCATTATTAAGATGTTGATATGTTTCCCAGGCATCAGATACCATTGGTCTGAGGTGAACTTTGTCAAACAAAGCTTTACATTTTAATTTTGATTTTGGGTTAGAGTGCCACAAATAGTTAAATCTACTTGCGAATCTAGGTGTTTCTATAAATGACATAAGCTCTCCTAAATGTAATTAAGAGAGCCTACATTAACTTGATTTTAAACGTCAAGGGGGTTGATTAAATTATTTTTTCTCTACTACGCCTATCAAGTCTGGTTGCAAGACACAGCTTATGATTGGAGTGGCCCAAGCTAAATTTATTTCTTTTTTAATTTCAGTATGAATTAATGTTGGTGGTGCGCCGCCTTGTTCTGAATCAGTATGCGAATCAGAATTAAAGCCAATAGAAAAAGTGCCGCCAGGTTCAGGATAAACAACACCAAATCTCACTTTTTTATCGCTTTTGATTTTAAAAATACTTAATCTCATAAAACAATGCTCATCAACACATTGTCTTTCAATACATAAATTACTAAAAGAGTACATTCTGCCATTGGCCCAGCGTTTATTTTGAGCGTTTTTTTGAGCTGAATGGTTAGACATTACATATCGTCTATCTGGAGTTGTGATGTAAGGCGTATAAAAAGCTCTAGGTGCTTCTGTAGGATCACAAACACTTACTTGATTGCCATCTAAGTAACCAAATAAAGGCACAGCATTTTGCGCAAACAAAATATCTTGTGGACTGCATCCTAATATAACTGCATATTCTTCTGCATCTTTGAGCGTAAACTGTAAAGCTCCAGATATATGTCTTGATACTGTTTCTGGGCGGATTCCTTTTCTTTCTGCTACATCTTTATTTAGCATCCCAGATCTGCGAATCATTACATCTAAATTATTTGGCATTTTAAGTGTCTTTGCTGTTGTTTCTTCCTTGCTTAGTGCGACTACATTCATATCATATCACCTCAGTTCTAAAAAATCTGATTAACCTAATGGCTAATTTTAACTATATATAGTGGTCAGATCAGAGGAACATACTTTATATTGATTTTCGGTCAACTAACTTGATTTACATTACTAGAACTATGACGTTTAACGTTACTCTTGTCAAATCAATTATATGGGTTGACGTTTAAAATCAATCTATGCTACGTCTTAGGACATGACATTAGAAGAATATAGATTACAAAATAGTTTAAGTTACAAGAAATTAGCTGAAAAACTAGGGTTTAAAGAAGCGACTGTAGCTCGGAGATGGTGCTTACCAAAGGACCATAACCAGGCTCTAACGCCCAGCTCAAGGAATTTAAGCTTGATTCTCCAGGTAACAATGGGATCGGTCACGCCAAATGACTTTATCATTCGTAGAAACTGAAGATCAACTTCAAGTGCGAATCGGTCAATGGCTTGATCTGGCTTTACCATTAGGCGCTGTGTGGCATCACTCACCAAATGAGGGAAATCGTCATGTGTCGTTCAAAGTCAAACAGAAAAAGATGGGAACTAAGGCTGGTTGGCCAGATATTGAGATATTTTGTCCAGGCGATCAAAGCAAGGTTGGTAACTCAATAGCTATTTTCATTGAGCTGAAGCGACCAAAGGGGGGAAAGCTATCAG